AAGCAGAAGAGTGTGGACCAATGACCTCCTTCAGCCGGCGGAGGGTCAGGCCTGTTTTCATGGTCGTGGGCTAGCAGTCGTGCCAGGATACGCCCGCGAGCGCGATTTAACGGGTTGGCGGGTGGCCAGTCACTCCGAATCAACGGTGCAACGGGCTAGCGGGTCTGGATCGTGCCCGTGGTAATGCCTGTGCCCGCCAATCCCGTCAATCCAGCGGTATTAGTCACAAATCAAGAGGGTTGTGATTCTCAATCAGCGTGATCCGCGGCGAGGACAAGCAGCCTGCTCCACGAGGCCAACACCTCGCCAGCACCTCGCCAACATCAGGCCAACACCAGGCCAACATCAGGCAGGTCGCGGACAAGCGCGGACAGGGCGCTTCACAATGGTCCGCCTGCTCGATCAGTCCAATGGGTTCGCGTGGTGCGCCTGCTCGGATGAGTGCTTGCGATGGCATGTGCTGGCCTCCACGATCGAGGCTGAGAGTCGGACAGATTCCAATGAAGTTCCGGTTCCCATTTCTTAACCGGCCCCCGCCCCCGCGCGTTGGGACTCCTATACTAGCCCTCGAATTGCTGACCCCAGATATGTTGTTAAGATGGGTTGTGCGTGTTATATCGGAGATTTTGAATGGGTCATGTACTCGCTGATTCGATGGCACCTCCCGAAAGGGAGGATTGGAAGAAGATTGCTCGTGTCCTGAATATCTGGCAGAAGTTCAAGGATATTCGTGAATCGTTGAAGGACAAGGGTGTTTCTGGGTCTTCTGCTTGGTTGGCTGCTGCGCGTCAGTTGGGTTGGGTTCATCACGATAGGCCCAAGCATGGTCACATGCGGGGGGATGCGTGCGAGTTTTGTGAGCAGTTTGGCGAGGGCGATCAGGATTCTGGGTCTCCGGGGGAAGAGGAGTCATCACCGGCGGTTAATGTTGAGCGTGGGAGCATTGTTTCTGGCTCATATGTCAATCGTGATATTGTGCTCATGCCCAAGTCGATGGCCTTGGAGAAGCCAAGGCAGGATGTTTCTGCGGATATTGAGTGGGTGGTGGAGAACTACGCTGTTGCGGGTGTAACTCCGGAGGATGCTCCTACGGCGCGATCCTGGAGTTTGTATTCGATGGCAAAGGTGTCACAACGTGGATTCGAGATGGTCTTGCAGCATCATCAGAGGATGATGCCTACTGGCAAACAACTTGAGGCGGAATCTGGACGTGGTGAGCTTGGCGAAAAGAAACTGGCGGAGTTCGAGTCCTACCTCGACAGCAACGAGCACGTTGGCATTCTCGGAGCTGACTCCCTTCAACTCCAGGGCACCGAAAACGCTTCGTCAGAACGTGTTGTTTCGGAAAAGGATGTGGCGTCTCGGGGATGAGAGTCACAGCGCTCGACAGGAGATTTGGGAGGCGTGCAAGCGCGACCTCTTGTTTTGCGCCAACACGTTTGTCTGGGCTTATGACCCTCGAAACATGCCCCCGGTTCCTCGATCAGTACCCTTCATCACCTGGCCCTTCCAGGATACCGGGCTCCTGGAAATATACATGGCGATCCGGGATCAGCACGACCTCCTGATCGAGAAGACGCGCGATATGGGCGCCTCCTGGATGATTATCATCGTGTTCGATTGGATGTGGCGTTTCCATCGTGAGGTGAGTTTCCTGTTGGGTTCACGAAAAGAGGAGTACGTGGACAATGGCAGGCGCGACAAGAAGTCTCTATTCGGGAAACTTGATCATCTGAATGATCACCTGCCGGCTTGGTTGATTCCGCAAGGATATGAACGCACGCATCTAAAGTTGTGGAACGGGGAGATGGGGTCGATCATCACGGGCGAGTCCACCAATAAGGATTTTGGTCGGGGAGATCGTCGTACTGCGGTGGGTTTTGATGAATTTGCGGCGGTCGAGAACGGGTTCTCTATTCTCCAGGCCATCTACGATACCACCGGTTGCAGGATCTACAATTCCACGCATCAGGGCACCGCCACGGCCTTCTATAATCGCAAGAATAACCCACTGATCAAGAAGTTGGTGTTTCATTGGACCCAGCACCCCGTGAAATCGAAAGGCTTGTACTTCGACGAAGGCGGCAAGCCCCGTTCTCCTTGGTACGACAAAGAATGCGCCATTCGCAAGCACCGTATTCTGATCGCCCAAGAGTTGGATATCGACCCGCAAGGTTCGGCGGACATCTTCTTTGATCCGACAACGATTACTAAAATCGAACAAGTTCACTGCAAGGCCCCGTTGGAGTACGGGAAACTCCACTTCGATCATTGCGGGCTCGACACCCGCTACTTCCAGAAAACGCCACGCGGAGAACTGCAACTTTGGCTAAACCTGGACAGCAATGGGTCACCGCCGGCAGATCGGAGGTATGCCATCGGCGTGGATATTGGCATGGGGGTCGGGGGAGAGAATTCAAGCAACTCCGCCATCGTGGTAGGCGACTGCAAGACCCAAGAGCAGGTGGCAACACTGGCCACTCCCAACATGCGGCCTGAAGAGTTTGCCAAGTTGGCTGTGGCCCTGGCCATGTGGTTCCATAGGGCTCACCTGGTTTGGGAATCGAACGGTCCGGGGCGCATTTTCGGAAAAGTGGTCACAGAAAGCGGCTACCGGAACATCCACTACCGAACCAACGAGAAGTCTCTTTACTCCAAATTCTCAGACATTCCGGGATGGGTGGCCAATAAAGATACAAAGTTGACGCTCTTGGGAGAATATCGTCGAGCGACCGCTTTGGGCGAATATGTACTCCGAGACACGGACGAAGTGAACGAGATGTACTCATTTGTATACATGGAAAACGGATCGGTGGCGCACTCGGGAAGCACTTCGGGAATAGATCCTTCCGGAGCCAAGGAAAATCATGGTGACAGGGTGACTGCCAGCGCGTTATGTTGGCTGGGGATGAAAGGCCGGCTCAAGTTGGCAAAAGATGAATTGCTACAGGCTCCCGAAGGTTCTTTCCTTTGGCGCCGACAGCAAGCAGAGCGATCTACCGACGAATTCAAGGATCGCTGGGACGGACACGCACAATCTCGATACTCTCGGGAGGGCGCCAACGTCCGGTAGGAAAGTTTTCGATGACCATCGCCGCGGACATCGGGAGCTTCGATGGTAGCACCAGTATTCGCGCCAGTGCAGAGCGCGGATTCAGCATTCGACATCGAGTATCAGCAGGGCAAAGACAACCCCTTTGCCAACAAGCTCGCCACCGCGATGGAATGGAGCAGGCGTTCTCTGCGTTACCATCGCGTGGTGCGCCATGCCATCGTCGATGAGATTACGGGCGGCAACTACTCACGCCTGGGTTTCCAAGGTCAATCCGACTCCTCCCCCACCGCCGTCAACATGCTGGAGATGGCCAAGAGCACTTACACCCGCCAGATGGTGGCCTCCAACCCCAAAGCATTGGTGAGCAGCCCCCACCTGCAACTTCGATCCAGCGCAGTTCAGATGGAGCAGGCGGTCAACCAACTTTTCGAGCTCATGGACTTCGAGTCCACGCTCTATGGATACGTGGACGACTCTATCATTCAAATGGGCATCCTCAAGGTGGGCATCACTGACTTCGACGCTGACGGCGTGTACGGAACCAGGCATCGCGCTGGACGGCCCTACGCGGAGACCATCGACTTCGACGACTGGGTGATGGATATGAACGCCCGGCGTTACGAGCAAGTGCAGTACGCCGGACACCGTTTCCGTGTTCCTTGGGCCTATGTCATGGAATCGAGTCTGTACTCGAACAAGGAGAACCTGGTTCCCAGTTATTACCGCCGATACAACGAAGAAGGCGACGAGCGTGTCGAAGTGTTGTCTCGCGGATTCGAGGGCGATCCCGAGGATCTGTTCGACATGGTGGAGTTGTGGGAGGTGTGGATCCCCTGGGCCAACAAGATTGTGACTCTGGTTTCCGATGGCTCACGCACTAGCGAGCCCCGCATGTTGCGCGTAGAAGATTGGACCGGCCCCATACACGGACCTTTCCACCTGCTCAAGTACAACGACGTTCCCAACAACATCATGCCGGTGAGCCCTTGTTCGTTACTGATGGACTTGCACAAGATTGGAAACCGCCTGTTCTCAAAACTGGCCCGGCAAGCTGACCGGCAGAAGACCATACTTGGGGCTCAGGGCACGGCGATGGATGATGCTGAGCGCATCGTCAAGAGCGACGACGGCGACACCATGAGAATGGATAACCCGGATAAGACTCGGGAGTTTCGATTCGGCGGAGCAGATGAAGCCAACCTGATCTTCTTCACTCACGTTAAAGAGTTATTCAACTACTACGGCGGAAACCTGGAGCTTCTCGGCGGTCTAGGCCCACAGGCGGATACCGCCACTCAAGAGAAGATGCTTGCGGCCGGCGCCGGCAAACGCATCAGCCACATGCAGGCACGTTTTCTGACGTCTGTGACCCGGGTGGTTAAGGACTTGATTTGGTGGATGTGGAATGACCCCCAAATCAACATCCCCTACACCTTCCGGGTGCCCAATACCGAGTACGAGCGGCCGGCGACCTGGGATCGAGAGGTGCAGCGCGGCGAATACCTCAGCTACAACTATCAGATCGAGCCCTATTCGATGGCCCACCGCACCCCCGAAATGAGGGCCGAACAGATCATGCAACTCTACGAGCGCTTGCTTATTCCGCTGGCCCCCCTGGCTGCGGAGCAGGGCGTTACTCCCGACATCGCCGAGACCCTGCGGACCATCGGGGGATACAAGAACATGCACGAGCTTGAGCGCCTGATCATGTTCTCGGAGCCCAACCCCGACCTGAACCCGGTCGGAACGCCTCCGACACACCGAATGCCGCAGTCTACCACTCGAACCTACAACCGCGTTTCAACTTCGCAAACCACGCCGGGTGGAAAGGACCAGCAGATGATTCAGTCGCTACAGAGTCTCAAGAGTTCAAGATCCAATGGTGCTGGAACGCAGTCCCCCACTAACGGGTCCGGGAGGATTTAGTGAATGGATCTTACGACATTATTGCTCGGGATCATCACCAGCATCATGCTGGCCGCAGTCCCGTGGGCCTACCTGGTCCACGGCAGGCTGACCATGATCGAAACCAAGA